ATCGGTACTTCTGTATTTTCTAAAACTTTAACCATGGAGTTTGTTTGGTGTCCTGCATCGTCAGAATCAAAAAATCTACTTGCTGGGTCTAACATAAATATTTTGTCACAAGGGTAAGTACCACCAGCAGAATTAATACACCACACCTCGTCCCAAGATTGACCATTTTGTTGACCAATAGCAAAATCTACTTGACTTATACCCAAACCAACTATAGCAACAGACTTTACTGGATCGCCCTCAAAGTCACATTTTTCTTCTTCGTGCATTAAGTCACAGAGCCACGTACAGAATCATATCTGTATTCGTCCCTTGTGCCACGACCTTCAGATACATTTTTCATACGAGCTATCGCCTCCTTAAATCTTGCCTCATACTGAGCAACGACATCTGGGGGCTCTTTTAGAAAAATCGCACCTTCAACTAAGGCACCATATAGTAAAGCGTCTGGATAGTCGCTTGACAATATCGTGGTGCCACTGTCACTACCACTTGTGAGTGATGCTGGTTTGTGTAAGTAATGTAATTCAACTGTGTAATCAGAATTAGGAACTGGTGCTAACTCAAATGAGGTATCATCGAATAAACTGTAGTATTTTGGTTGTCCTGTGCTTGTAGTAGAAGAATACTCTCTTATAAAAGATGGGTGTTTAAAATCTAGGTATGTATAACTGCCACTACTTACTATAGCTAATGACATAGGTGCATAAAAATCTGTTGGTGTAGCAAGAAATCTGTTACTGCTAGACAAACTACCTTGCACATTTTTTCTTTGATCTGGCAGTTGCACCATAGAAAAGATCCTATCCTCGGACTCCTCTATAAAATTATTAAGTTGTGAGGTAAAAGTGCTTTCAGACACTTGTAAATAGTCTTGTATTGCAGTTTTTAATGTAGATAAGGTAAAACTCATGTGTTTACTGTAACCTCTCCTAAACTAGAAGTAACGGAAAAGGTTGTTAAAACTTTTCCTAATTTTCCGTCACCAACGTTACTATATACTAAAAAAGCTGTTTTATCGTCATCTAAATCTGGTCTGGCATTTCTTACGGCTTGTGCATCTTGTGTTGCTGATTTTGGCATTAATTGTGGATGTTTCGAGTTCCACATGTCAGGACCAACTAAAAGACCATCCCAAGTTTTTTTCATATCTTTTAACTTATATCTAAAACCAGATATGTCACATATTCCATAAGCGTTTTTACCAGCTGCAAAAGCCATTATGCGTTGTTATAGTCCCTTAAACTTGGTTGTATTCTAAACGATGCTCTATCTTCGTCTTGTCCTGCTGCTCTCGCAAATTCCTCGTCATACAAAGTTTTGAGGAGTGCTGTTCTTTCTGGTGCTCTTTTTAAAGACATGTAATATGCTAAACCAGCAGTCAAGCATGGATAAAATCTAAAAGGTATATCTAAATTGTTTGTAGCTGCATCAGCATCGTCCATTCTAGTCAAAACATTTAAGTGGATTACATAAGTGCTTGATTTATCTGGTGTAGGCCAAACAGAAATGGATGGAGTAAGTTGTTTATCAACAAAAAACTGATTTGGTTTTCCAGTAGTCGATTTCGTTGTTATATGTGAGTATTCGGATCTGCTAAGTCTTGTTAAAGGTATATCTGTGGTTTCATTGTTTATTGTTTCTCTTATAAAAGCGTCCAAAACATCTATTGGTGCAGTAGCATTGGTACTGTCGATATTATACGAATTATCATTAGCTACCATGTCAATAGTTTTTTCTTTGATCGTCCATTGATTCAAACCTCTATTTGCCCAGTCAGCTAATAACAAATTTAAACTTCTGGTAGCACTTTTCAGATCATAACCAGATCTAAGTTCTAAACCACATCTTTCGAAAGCTTCTTCAATGTATTCAGCTACATCTAATTCGAAATCTTTACTGTTTGAAGTTGCCATGATTAATCTTCTTGTTCTGTATCATTTTCGTTGGGTGCATATAAATTGTCAAATGTTATCTGTGGATCTGTATAACTAGCATGTTCCTCGGCACTATGAGTCCATTGTGATGGAGAGAAATCTGGTGCGCCCTCTCCAGTACGCCACAGAGCAGGATTAGTGGCTCGAACTCTATTATTTGGTAAAGCAACAAAATTTCCTGTCCACTGCCCTGCATCTGTAAGGGTTAAAACATGTGATTGTTTGTGTTGTGCTGGATCGTCAGCGATTGAGTTTTCTGTATAATCTACTGTGAACAAGTATTTTGCCATGTAAAACTCACCACCTATTTTACACCACCAAGGACTAGAACTTACTCTATCTAAAACAACAACACTATGAGTATGACTTAAACAATCCCATGGTTGTGCTAAATGATCTTCCATAGGTTCTGGCCATTCTGGTAAGGGAACATCGGCTATAAGAGCTTGTATAGGCATCCTAGCCCACATAGCGCCACCATGCACATTTTCGTCTGGATAGCCCTCAAAGTCGGTTTCACAACCAGTAAATACAACTTGAAAAGAAAGGGATCTATCTGGGATGGTGTTTACGGCAAAAGCCATTGCATGTAAATACTCACCATGATAATTCTGATGGTTTGCAGTAAACTCTTTTCTAACCCAACACTTAAACTGTGGGATATTTGATATTAGATACGCCACTTATTCTAATTTTTTTATCTTTTTCTACTTCCCGGTTTTCCTGGTGCTAAAGTTCCTTTTCTTCTTCTGCCTATCACTACTGTTTCATTTGGTTTTTTTTGTCGTTTTGGTGGTGCTTGTTTTATTGCTGAGGGAAAATTTTGTTTGACAGCTTTACTTGCTAATTTTTTTGCAGCTTCACTTATTTTTTGCATTTTTTGTTTTTTTACTTTTTTGGATACTCTGCCAAATAAACCCATGCCACCAACAACAGAACTTTCAACTGGTCCACCAATTGCTCTGTACTTAGTTTTTTTCATAGCTCCACCTCTAGCCATGCCTTTTGGTTGCCTTAATTTGTTTGCTTGTCCTGCAGCTCGATTACCACCACCCATCAAAGCAGACATAACAGATTTAGAAACAGCACCTATACCTCCTAGTGCTTTTCTTTCTTCTCTAGCAGCTGCACCACCTTTTTGTAGTTTCTCTAGTGCACCACCTAATGACATGTATTTGGATTTTTTCATACCGCCACCTCTTGCCATACCTTTAGTGCCTTTCATAGCTCCACCTCTTGCCATGCCTTTAGCCATCTTCATAGCACCACCTTTAGCCATGCCTTTTGCCATTTTCATAGCTCCTCCACGAGCCATGCCTTTAGATTTTTTCATGCCACCACCTTTTGCCATGTATTTAGATCTTTTCATATTGTTTCTCACTTACGACCAAATAGTCCCATATTTGATCTATGCTCAATGATACCACCTTTTTGTTTTTTCACAAAAGTTGCTACATTTTTTGGTTTTTTACCCGCACCTTGTCCACCTTTTCTTTTTCTACTAACTGCTGATCTTATTTGCCCTTTTGTCATTCTGTTTGCTTTAGAACGAGGCACACATTTCGGATATTTTCTTTTAGATCCTTTAGCAGATTTTCTGCCACAGGCTTGAAATTTACCATCTTTTTTTGGTGCACCAATGTCTACCCAATCACCACCAGAGCCTTTACCAAACCATGTTTTTAGTGACATTAAAACTTCCTCGCTTTACGTAAATCTTGTTTACCTTTTTTGAATATATCTACCTGTTCTCTTTTGCCCATTTGCCTAGAACGTTGCTCTCCAACTGTTAGAATTTGTATTTTTCTGGCAAATGACTTTGGTACTTTTTTAACTTTTCTTACTGTTGCTCTGGCATCTGCTGGTGTAGCAAAAGCAATAGAAACTGTATCAGATGGATTTTCGTCTGTGTATAGATCACTATGTTCAGAAGCTGGTCTAATTTTACCGTCTTTTGTTTTTCTTGGTATTCTTTTTGACATTGCCCATACTCTTAATATGTTTCTTTAATATATTAGATTGCCTTTTATGTAGCTTAGAGGCATTACTCAACTGTTTTACAACTTTTTTTAATTTTCTCATTTATCTATATTTTTTACTTTTTCTTTTACTGCCATCTGCTCTTTTTATCAAACCACGAGCTTTAGCCGAGGCTCTTTCACTAAAACCAAGTTTTTTGCCTTGTTTTATCTTTTTTTTAATTGTGCTTACTTTTGCAACCACTAACTACGAGGCACTCTGGTTTTCTTTTGTTTACCAGGCATAATTGCACCACAACCACGACTTTGTATCATAACTGCACCACCTTCTCGCATGAAACCCATTTTGTTTCTTACTTTTTTTGGTAGTTTTGGTAAACCTTTGTTATCACTAGGTATGGGTTTTAGATCTTTACTCTCTACAGACCCACCCATAGCCTTCTTTGCACCTTTGTACTTACCGCCCATACGTTTGTACTCTTGAACCATGTACCCTGAGGCATAAGCGGAAGGAAATTTATCAAATTTTCTTTTTGCTTTTGCCTTTGCTTTTCTGTACAAGCTCGGATTAGCTACATTACTCGGAACTTTCTCTGCCATATTATCACCAATTTTTGCATGACCAATAACCAGCAGTAAACACGTCTTTCTTTTTTTCTACCGCATCACAATTGTGACGTGCACGAAAAGACTTTCTACGTGCTGGTTGGTCTTTTTTTATACTCAAGTTCGGATCTCCATATCGGACAATCTTGACTTGATCTCCTTTTTTTGCCAAAACAGCAAACTTTTTGTTGCCACCTGGCGTTCTTTTTTGTTTGTTATAACCAGGAAACGTTTCACCTCTGTAGGATAATCGACCACTAGGTAATCTTTTTACATCAGAGGTGTCTGCCATTAATAATTTTTATTTAACACTAAAATTATGTTATAGGCATCACCGCTAGAGTGACCTACAGTTGTGAAGTCTATATCACCTGTAACACCACTTCCCGCGTTGTTAGGAATCCCAGAAAACAAATCAAAATATTCATCACCTGTGCTATCTGCTGGTAAATGTATAAGTAAAACATTCGAGGTGGCATCAAACTCAAGTTTGACGCTCATACCAACAGTAGCCCAGTATATTCTTTCAACACTGACGGAAGTACATGCCTCTCCAGCACTATTCGATGCTAAAGCAGAAACATCTACTTTTTTTACCGCAGATTCACCTGTGCCGTCTGACACATTTGTAAATCGTAAAATAGCTTTTCGCTCTCCGTCTTGTATTGTTTGTGAGGCTACTGCATCTGCCATAATTTATCCTTATAACTCAGAGTTAGCTGTTCTTTCTTTTAGTGCATGAATGTAGTCAACAGTCAAAACTTTTGCTGCTGCTGCACCATTTTGTATGCCAAAAGATACATTTAATTCTTCATCATCAGGTGCATTTGTATTAACAACTGTACCTGCTTCTACGTTATCTTGATAAACCCTAAACTTTTGATCTTTTGGATTGTAAACAAAACCAACTGTCATAAAAGTATCATCTGCTAATGAGTTAGGCAGAGTTAATGTTGATTGTGAACTATCTTTCTCAACAACAAAGTCTATTGTTGCAGCACCGTCTGCTTTCAGAAAGAAAATACCATCAGTTACATCCAAAGGTGTTGTATCTGTAAGTTGTAAACCAGCTACTATATCAGATTGTGTGGCATCGTTTGCCTTAAATCTAAAGTAAAAAGCTAATTGTTTACCAGCTTCATATTTAAAACCTTCTTTTTTTAACTGAAAAAAGTCATGGTCGTTATCACCAGCAGCGTTTGTAATCTGTAATAAACCACCATCACCATCAATTAAAGCTTCGGCAGCACTTCCAGATCCATCCTCTGTGGTTGTAATAGTAAAATCTCCAGCATTGTAAATGTTGAAGTCATCGAAGTATTCGTGATACTTGTGTCGGCTTGGTTGTTTTATCAAACCACCAGAGCCAGATGCACTGACGTTAGTTACGCCAGAGGTAAAA